TGCAGCCTTGAACGCCTGGAAAACGGACTGGATGATAGGCCATACCGCACTAAACACTGCCTGGATTCCAGACCAGATAACGTTCCAGGCCGTTTTCAGCGCCTGAAGCGCGACTGGGATGTTTGTTTGAAACCACTCAACAACCTGCTCGAAAACGGGCTGTAGCCACGCCCACACCGCTGCGATCTTCTCCTGAATTCCTCCCCAGTTACTCGTCCACGCCTGATAAACCAGATATGCTACCGCCGCTATCGCCGCCATCACCAGCAAAATCGGCGCCATCGCTGTAATCGCTGCCACCGCTGCCGGGATGACCGTCGTATAAACGAAAGCCGCGATAGCCACCCCAATCGCTGCCAGCGCTGCCACGATGACTCCCTGATGATTCTGCAACCACTCTGCCGCCTGTGACAACCAGTCCACCACCACAGGTATCGCTTTCGCCAGCCAGTCCGCAAACGCCGTTGCTAACTCCGCGATTTTCGGGATGAGCGGCACGATATATGTTTGAAGCAAATCGTTCAAAATGGGCAGCAGTTTCATTCCCACTTCCTCGAATATGTTGCCAATGCTCGCTTTTGCTATCGCCAACTGCCCGGCGAATGTCTGCCCGAATGCCCGCGCCGCTCCGCCTGTCTCCGTGGCTAGCTCGCCCAGAATAACCTTCTGTGCGCTCGCCACGTCACCCAGTTCTACAAATCGCTTGATTTGTTCTTCCTGCTCCGCCGTCAGGCTCACCCCCACCCGCCGCAGTGCCCCAATGCCCTCAACTGGGTCATTCAACGCCTTGCCCAACATCACCGCCGCACTACTGACATCCATCCCGAACGTCTGCGCCATGTCCAGCGCGGCTTCAGTCGCCTGCGGCATAATCTCCCCACCGATTTTCGTAAATGTCAGTAACAATGACTGCGCCGAGACAATTGTCTCATCGTCCACCCCGGTTACTTTCATTAGCGACGCCGCCAGATTATTCACCTGCTCCGCCGACCATCCCGCAACCCCGCCGGTAGATTTAATCACCGCCTCCAGTTGCGCCTGAACAGCCTGCGCGTCCATCGCCGCCTCGACGGATTTATATAACCACACGCTCAACGCGCCGATTCCAGCCACCGCCGCGCCCGCCAGTGCCTTGACGGCCATCTTGCCCACTGCACTCAACCCTCCCACGATCCCATCCATCGCCCCCATCGCCTCCCCCCGCGCCGCCTCAATTTCCGACTTCAACCGGCTTTTATCCGCCGTCAACTCCAGTACTGCCTCACCCAGACTCATCGCCATATCATGTCACCCTTCACCGCTCACTTCTGATCACTTTCACTACCCCAATCCCCATCATCCGCAGCACCTCATCACTCGCCGGTCGCGCTGGCGCAGGCCGTCCTCCCGTTGCCGCCCGCCGCCACGCCGCGATCGTCTGTCGTTGTTGTCCCTCGCGCATATACGGCATACTGACCACTTCCGCCATCGCCATCTTCCACTCTGCCATCCGCGCGGGCAGGCGCTCCAGATAGGCTCGTATGACCCCGCTGGGCATCTCGGCGATTTCCCGATAGCCCAGCCCGTACCAAAATGTCAATTGACTGGCCACCTCGCCCCAATCCATCACTCCTGCTGCACCTGCCCGCTCATTTTTTTTTGCACCTGCTCGGCATAAAACGCCAGGATGCGCGACTTTTTGACAAACGTCAACTCCGGGTTGCCAAACGGCAACTCCGGGCAAAGCATCCGCAGCATCTCATCCAGCAGATTTTCAAGCGCCGCCGCCTGCTCGTCCGTCATCTCCACTGCGCCCTGCAACTGCTCAGCCTGCGCCTGCAATCGCTGGAAGCGCACCATCTCGCGCGGTCCCAGACTCTCCGGGTCCAGCAGTCCATACTCCTGCCCGCCGAACCGCACATTCAGCGCGATTTTCTGCCCAAACAACTCATCCAGATTCAGCACATCCGTCATCATTCACCTCCCGCTCACTGATCACTGCTCACTGACACTGCATCACAGCGCCGCCGCATCCTGCGCCTCATACACGCCAAATTGCTCGCCCTCAGCCGCCGTCAGACTCTCCAGCGCCTCGAATTTAACCGGGATAAGTGTTTTGTCATCTTTTTTGTACTCCATCTCGATGTCATCACTGACGAACGCCCGCGGCACATAGAACTGCGCCGGATAGTCGCCATACGGCGAACTCCCGCGGAATAGTAAGGCAAATTCCTGCACAATTGCTCCGGCGTGCAGCGTCAATGAGCGATACCCAATCGTCCCACTCCCCGGCGCGGTATCCGTAACCGTCCCATTGATCGCCTTCGCCAGGTTCTCTAGCGTCGCCGTCGTCAAGCTGGTCTCGATGGTCAGTCCCTCCTCGGTCCGCACCGCTTTTATTTTCCCCGTTCTCTGGTCGGTCGTGAATGTCTCGATGTTCTGTGTCTTTATCACTTTCACACCGTCATCCGTCTCGCCCAGGTCCGTCCAACTCGCCCCAGGCGCGGCGTCCAGCGCAGGTTTTGACGTCCCTGCCCCCGCAATATATAGTTTCCCAACCCCCACCAGAATTGCATACGGTTGTGTATTCATTTCTATCTTCCTTTCCTGAAATTAGATTTTTTGCTCTGCGATCATCGCTTCAATAAAAACAACACCAACGTTCAGTTTCAAATTCTCATCCCACAACATGGACAGCGACGACGATGGCAGCGCATACTGCACCAGACCCGTCCCGCTGCTCACCGCCACCGTCTCCCGCTCGCACCCCCGGCAGGCGTCCACCAGTGCCCGCCACACATCCGCCACATCCTCCATCTCCTCCGCATAGATTCGCACCTCGAACCTCGGCGCCTGCACCGGCGCATACCGGTCAAACTCCCCCCCGTCCAGATGCACGCTTACTCCAACCTGGTCATGCGCCCAGCCGCTCCCGTACCGATGTTTCGCCGCAACCCGCCCGACCAGGCTCGGCAGCGCGCCACGCAGCCAGGTGACCATCACCTCCAGCGCGTCAACTTCCATCATAGCCGAAACTCCCGCAAAATTGCCGCTAACTGCGCTTTCGCTTTCTCCACGCCGTTTCTCAGATAGTGATACCCTGAAAATCCGTGATGCCCCTGATGCACTGGCAGCGCATACCGCAGCCCGCTCCCCAACTCGACAACAATCCGCTCACCCTGCACCGCCCCCTCCACCATCTGCCCGCCCAACTCGCTCTCACCGTTATCCCCACCCCAATCGTAGCCAGGCTGCGCCGTGTGGATAGATCGCCGCAGCGTGCCGGTAATAACCCCATGTCCTTTCCGCAGTTCATGCTTCGCCTCCCCCTCCGCCACCAGCCCAAAGCGCCCAATCGCCTGCGCCATCCTGCCCTCCACCTCCCGCAGCACCTCATCCCCTCGCCAATGCAACCTCACACCCATCACTAACCTCCAATCTCCAATTCTTCAATCTCCAATCTTCAATCTTCAATCCCTACCCCACCCTCTCCAGCGTCACCGTCTGATGCTGTAAACCCCGCCCACGCCGAGCCAACACCGCCTTGACGAAAAACACCCCGTCCACCTCCGTCCCATCCTCCAGCACAACCTCACTGATCCGAGCTCGCTCCTTTACCTCAACATCGGGCGGCAAAAGCATTTTATAAACGGTTACCACCACACTCTGCGCCAATGCATCCACCCACGCCCGCTCCTGCTCCTCCACCAAACGGCACACCGTCGGGACACCCGCCTGATACCCCAGCGCGATATTCCCATAACGGTCCTCATTCCCCGCCGCCGGATTTTCCACCACGCACGTATGGATCAACCACGCCTCAACACCCATCTCCAATCTCCAATCCAATCTACAATCTACAATCTACAATCTACAATCTTAAATCTAAAATCTCCAACCTACAATCCCCCAAACGCCACCCGCCGTAAAATCCGCCGTGCCTCCGCATCCCACACCGGCGCCTGATAACTGTACTCTCCAGCCACATTCTCGCTCTGCATCGCCGTCCGTTGCAGTATCAGCCGCACCAGGTCAATCACCACCTGCTTCCGTGCCGCCCGGTCATCAACCGGTTTATAGATCACCTCCACCTGCCCAAACCATTGCCGCGCCCCAAGCCGCTCCAGCGCCCCGCCCGCATAGTACCGATATTCGTCATTGCCTAAAACGATGTTATCCTCCTCCACACTCACGATCTCCGCCGCCTCACCAGGCAAGAAAAACGCATCCTCACACCCATATCCGGTGACCGTGTGCGTTACCGTCATCTCATCATCTTGCGGCGGGCCGATCCGTCGCGTGATCTCCGCCTCAATGCGATCAATGAGCACCTGCAAATCCGCATCGCTCAACGGCGTCTTCACCAGCGCCCGCACCTCATCCACGCTCGTTAAACTCATAACTCACCTCATTGTCTTGATCACTGATAACCGGCAACTGATCACTGCTCACTTCCCAAAATCTCCACATACCCCTCCCGCTCATACGTCCGCGCTAACTCCAGCGGCATCTCAACCACATCCCCTGCCTTGCCATAACCGCCAATTGCGTGCAGTGGCAAAATCCGAACCCGCACCATCGTATCACCGCCGCCCCCGTAGTCCGCCTCGCGGTCTATCTGCTTATCCTCAAACTTCGCACCTTTCCTCTTCGCCATCTTATCCTCCAATCGCTACTGATTACTGTTCACTGATCACCATTCTCCCCCAGGGCTGCCCTCCCTCAGCCCTGGGAAACACTACCGCTAAATCCCCGTTACCTTACAGAACGCCGCCGGACGATAAATTGTCAACGTCATGCGCTCGTCAATGCGAATCGCCTGCTTGCCACTAACGAAGTAGTCGCTGTGGCTATCGCTGACCTTGATAGTTGCCCCGCGCTTTCGCCAGATTCCCGCGTGCAGCTGGAAATCGCCCACCAGCGCAGTCCCCGCGCTGATTGCGGTCGTCAACACCAACGGCACACCCCAAATAGGAGCAAGACCAGCCTCCGACGGCGACCCCCAGATGTAAATCCCATCTACCGTCTTCGCCAGGCGGATCTCCTCAAAATCGCTTGGGTGCATGATGACCGCCGTCGGCTCCGCAAACCCATTCACACGCACCAGGTCCATTGCTTTATACACCGCGTCCAGCACGGTGTCCGTCCCTTTCGCCTGCGATTGCACGCCCGCTTTATTCAACAGCCCCGTCAAGTTCGGTGCCGTTCCATTGCCATTCAGCAGCTGATTTTCCTCAGCCAGCTCCAGCATCAACACCAGGCGGTTGTTGATGATTGCCTGGATACCCGGCACGTCCTCAAGTTGTTCATCGGTCACCGGCAAAAACGCCGTAATTTTGCGGATTGCCTCGCTGCGCTCCGTATATTCCAGAGCGCTTTCAGGATACGGTCCTGCCTCAGCCGTCGGCGCGGCATTGTTGGCAAACGTGACCTCCTCCATGTAAACCACAGCCGCCTGGTCCGTCTGCGCCTGCGGAATCAAATCCGCCACCATCGGGCGCCGCACCGCATACTCGGCCAGAATGCCGGTGCGACGAGTTTCAGGCTCCCAGCCCGCGCTGGTTGCCATCAACGTTTTGACGTCCACATCGGGCAGGTCAACCAGCACATCCTTCCCGCGCACACGCTCCTGGTATGCCCTCGACGCCACAAACATCTCGCCCAGGCTCTTGTGCTCCATCGGACGCTCCTGGCCCCTCTGCCCGCCCAGCGGCAATTGCTGCCCCGGCAGGCTCTTCTCGGCCACTTCGCGCGCCAGCCTCTCCACCATGCGCGCGTTTTCCAGCTCCTTCGCCAGCGCCTCCAATTCAGCGTTCCGGGCGCGCACATCCTCCAGGCCCTTCTCGTCCAGGTTATAACGGATCTCCCCGTCAACCACCTGCTTGGCCTTCTCGAAAATCTCTGCCAGCGCCGCGCGCTTGGCATTGATCTCCGCAGTCAATTCACGTACAGTTTTCATCTCAACCTCCGATTTGCATCAAAATTTTCTGGTATCTCGCCGCCTCCTGCAACAGTGCGGAGTGGAGTTGTTTCTCCGGCTCCGCGGCTGCCAGCAATTCCCGCAGCGCATCCATCGCCGCCGATAAAGCAGCAATGGCATTTTGCACCTTTTCCTTATTCCCCGCGCTCAACACCCGACCCTCTTTTAGCGCCTCCGCCACCATCATCAATGTCTCTAGCCGCACCTCCAGACCCGCTTCCTCCTCCCACGGCGCCTTCCGGCCGAACTGATGGTAATGCCGTTCCAGATGTCGTTTCACCCCCGCCACATCATCTGCCGGAATATCCACTCCCCCGCGCGCCCCCATCAGCGCATTCCCCGCCGCCTGCACCCCTTTCAGCACCACTCGCCCGTCCGCGTAGTGATGCGGCAACTTATAGGATGATTTCGCATCCGGGTCGCCATCATCATCCACCCACGCGTGGATCAGACGCAATTGCCGCGCCCCCTCAACCTCCCGCAGTACTGCCGCCGCGTCCCATTCCGCATCCTCCGGCGCCATCTCAGTCGTGTGCGGCGGGATTGCCCGCTTCGCCTGCGCCAACACCTGCGCCGCCTTCACCGCCCGCAACTCCGTCAGCGCGTTCATCCCCAGCGGCACGGGCGAAATCTCGTACAGTTTCACCTCGCGCAGGTTGCGGATGCCGTTCTCGTCATAGTCAAATTTCACCGCCTCATACCCGATAGATCCCTCCGTCAGCGCCCCGTCTTTCATCAGCGCCCACACCTCCCGTCCCCAAAACGAGTCCAGCGTCAGCCGCCCGCGCGCATACAACCCCCGGCTATCCTCCGTCAGTACTTCCGGCGGCGGCCCAATGAGCTTGCTCCAGTCATGCGCATAAAACACCTTCACCCGCTTCCCGCGTTCTTGGATGGTTTTTGCAAACGCCCCAGGATGGATGACATCCCCGCCGTCATCCACATTCCCGAAAATACTGAAATACCCCTCATACTCCCCCTTATCCCCCTGCGCCTTGAACTCCGCTCCAAAAATCTTATACTCCATTCCTGCCTCCTGCTGATTACTACTCACCTCACCGCCTCCTCATCCCCAAAATACGGTGCCGCCGCGCGCGTACAGTTGGGATGTTCCAGCGGATTTGCTTCAAACGTGCTCAACATCCAAATTTGCCCATTCGCCACCTGGCAGGGTTCATCGTCATCTGCCAGGCCGTTATCCATGATCATGACTTTTGTCACTCCTGCCCCTTTGTACCTCTCCACCGTCCCCAGGTTCTGCGCCCATCCCAATTCTGTTCGCGCAATTGTCTCCGCCCGGTTGCGATACGTCTCCTCGATAATGTCACGTATCCCCGGCAGACCATCCGCCCCGCGCGCCAGGTCATCCACGCTCCATCCCAACGCCTCCCCGCGCTGCAGCACCTCCCGCAGTGCCTCCAGCGTCGTCGCCGTGATGTCCCGCACCCGCACCCCCGCCGTCCCCAAAACGCGATTGACCAGCGGGTCGGTCAAATCGAACGCCTGTTCTACACCCAGCGAGTAATTCCACACCTCCCACGATAGCCGTAGTACCTCCACATACCATCGCTTCACCAGATCCATCATCTCCTGCTCATCCTCCGGCGGGATCAATTCATCCGCGCTCAACCCCTTCCCCCGCAGCACCCCCACTGCCCGCCGCGCCTGCTTCTCGAACAAACGTTCTAAATCCGCCGCCATCCGCCCCGTCACCCGCTCCCGAATGTCCCGCAGCCCCTGCCCAACCTTCCGCGCCTTCTCCTCTCCCTTCTCTCCTCTCCCTTCTCCCTTCTTTTCTCTCCCTTCTCTCCTTTCCCTTCCTTCCCCCTTCTCCCTCCTCACCTCCCCCGCATCCCCACTGGGAATAAACTCCGTCGCCAGGCTCACCAGATACACATCATCCCCCGCGCCAGGCTCCAGTCCCAATTGCTCCTTCGCCTCCGCCCGCGTAATCAACGCCCGGTTATACGCCAGTGTCACCCGCTCCCAGCGCTTGCTCTCATCCTCCTGCATCGCCAGCACGCCGCGCAGGTCAAACCTCAACGTCCACCTCTCCCCCGTCACAAATTCGTCAACCAGCCCGTTATACATCTCACTTGCCAGCGACCGCCACAATGCCGCCAGTGTCAATTCTGTAAACGCCCGCCTCGCCGCCTGGTCCCCGTAATCCGACCGCTTGATCCCCACGCTCAGCCCCGCCACCACCGGCGGCACGCGAAACGCCGCTGCAATCCGCGCCTCAGGAATGCCCTCCAGTGCCTCCGCCTCCAACTGTTGCAAGTCAAACCCCAGTTTCTCTGCCTTCATCCCATATTCCAAAAACGCCACCCCGCCCCGGTTCTCCCCCCCAAACCGCGCCGCCCACTGTCTCCGCAGCCGCGCCGCCCGTTCCTCTGTTAGTTCCTCCCCCTCCGTCAACGTCACCACCACCGGCGGAACCGCGTTGTTTTTCAACAGCGCATACACATACGCACTCGCCTCGTCACTCTTGTTCACCTCCCGCGCCGCCAACTCAATTGCCCCCACCCCGCGCCACGGACGTGTCGGATCAGGCATCCACTTCCAGTGGATGACATCGTTTTTGTTCAGTTCCACCTTTTGCCCATCCCCTGCGTCAAACTCATACCCCCGCACAAATCCCTCGCTCGTATCTCGGCCCGGTAGCGGCGTGATGTTCGCATCACTGAACGGCCACAGCCCGATCACCCGCCCGCCCCGGTCGCGCTGCTTCCACAGGTACGCATTCCCCCCAATGGATGCATACACGATCAGATACTGCATCAACTCCACCTCCCCCATATCCGGGTTCGGCTGGCGGATAAGTTTCATCGCCTCATGCTGGTAATCCGGCACGAACCGCCCATCCCGTTCATACCCAACTAGAAGCGGCGCCTCGGGAAATGAAAACGCCAGCGTCGTCACGCACGCGCTCACCACCGCGCTCTTCCGGTACGCCTCCGCCCACTCCCCGACCCCCCCCCACTCCGGCCACGCATACCGCTGCCACGCCGGGCGTAGCGCCAGCCGCCCCCCGCCACTCCCCGCCGCCTTCCGCTTCAAAAAATCAAAAAATCCCATCACCCTTCAATCTCCAATCCTCAATCTACAATCTACAATCTACAATCACAAAATTTTGCTCTCTCTCGCCCTCCGCGTCAACTTCAACAACTCGTTGAACGCGCTCGCCGCCGCATCCACCT